ACCACCGTCAAGGTGCTCCTCGGTCACGGTCGCTGATTCGTCCCCACGCACCCGCCGGCGGCTGGCGTCCTCCTCTCCGCCGCCGCCGGCGGGCCTGCGATCTTCTCGAGGTGACCGATGGCCGATCTGCTGCGAACCGGTTCGGCATGGCTGGCGAAAACGCTCGCCGGCACGGTCGCGGCCCCGGGGTCAGCGTCGGTGCTCGTGGCGTACCGCCGTGGCGCGAATACGTCTACGTGCATGGCGACGGTCGGCCGATCGACGTTCGAGGCGCAGGGGCAGAACGGAATCGTCGAGACGTTTGAATCGAGGGACTTCTTGGTTCAGACCTCGGAGCTTCCATACGGCGAACCGGTGCGAGGTGACCAGATCGTGGAGGAAATGGACGGCGTCGCCCGGTCTTACGAGGTGTCGGCCCCGAAGGGCGTTCCTGTCTTTCACTACGGCGACGCGTTTGAGTCGCTGGTTCGGATTCACACGAAGCGAGTCGACCGCGACATCACGTACATCATCACGGACCAGGGCGAAGAGATCGTCGTCCCGCTTACCGCGCAGGGTTGACCCATGCCGATCCAGAAGCGAGTCGACCAGCTCCCCCCGGCGACAGGCGTCACCGGTTCGGATTACCTGATCCTGTCGCGCCCCACTGGGCCGTCGGGGACGGTCGGCACTCGAGCGGTGACGCTGTCACAGATCCTCGCTCTCGCCACGGGCGGAAGCGGCGTGCTCGGTCCGACAGGCCCGACGGGCAGCCCGGGGGCGGCGTCGACGGTAACGGGGCCTACCGGGCCTCGCGGCGCTGACGGGGCTGCGGGCAGCAACGGCGCTGTCGGGGCCACGGGTGCGACAGGACCCGCCGGAACGGCAGGAGCCAACGGCTCCGCTGGTGCCACGGGCGCCACTGGCGCCACTGGGGCGGTAGGGGCCGCGGGAGCAGCTTCGACTGTGACCGGACCAACGGGGGCGCAGGGACCTGTCGGTTCGGCTGGCGCGGCATCTACCGTCACTGGTCCGACGGGCGCTACCGGAGCGGCAGGCACCGCAGGTGCCGCAAGTACCGTGACCGGTCCGACCGGAGCCACTGGCGCGGCCGGATCTGCCGGTGCCGCTTCGACGGTCACGGGGCCTACCGGCGCGACCGGCGCGCAGGGCAGTAGCGGCGCCGCGTCCACCGTAACCGGTCCGACGGGAAGCACCGGGCCGCAGGGTTCCGCAGGCACGAACGGAACCAACGGCACGAATGGGGCCGCCGGGGCCACCGGTGCTACCGGCCCAACGGGCATCGTTTTCAGCTACGGAACCGCCGCGCCGACCGGGGGCAATGCTGGCGACCTTTACCTACGTTACTCGTGAGGCCGCGATGACATTGTCAGTTCTCGCCGCGAAGATCCGCGATCCACAATTCGCCGGCCTCTCCGACCAACCCCTGGCCGACGCCATCAACGCTCTCCGCGTCTCCGTCCGTCGCCCGGTGCCGACGTGGCTCGTCCGTCAGTCCGCGATCGAGGGCGGCTACTGGCCCGCGCTCGTCGAGGCCCGGGAGTCGACCACGCCGCAATTGCGGGCGCTCGCCATCACCGTCCTTGCGTGGGTCGATGACCAGTCAGGCACGATTCAGACGGTCGACATGGATCGCCCCGCGGTGGTCGCCATGCGAACCGCGCTCGTCCAGGCGGGGATCGTGACGCAGCCGCAGGCCGACGCACTGTCGGCGTTGGCAGACGCCTCGATCCCGTGGACGGAGTCGGTGGGGCTCGGAGAGGTAGGAATCGGCATGATCGGCAACGCTCGGAGAATTGAAAATGGCTGATCTGAAACTGAGCTACGGAACCGCGAGCGATCTGACGATCACGCTGGCAAGCCTTGCGAGCGATGCCAATCTCTTGGCCGGTCGCCAAAGCACTCCCATCGACAACACTTCGTCGCTCGTCCTCGACTACCTCGTCAGTGGAAAGATCACGACGGGCACCAGCCCCACGACGGCGAAGAGCATCGAAGTGTGGGCGGTGGGCAGTTGGGACGGAACCAACTGGCCCGATGTGATTACGGGAGCCGGTGACGCTGGAAAAACGTTTACGAGCGCCGACATCAAGGCAAGCTCGTGCCGCTTCCTTGCGGCGATGGCAACGGATGCGACGAGCAATCGGTCGTACTATTTTGGCCCGGTGTCAATTGCCGCTGCGTTCGGCGGTGTTGTGCCGCCAAAGGTGGTTGTGTTTCCCGTTCATTCCACCGGGGTCGCGCTGAACGCCACGGCGGGCAATCACCAAATCCGCCTCCAGTCCGTCTATCAGACGCTCAACTGATGCCACGCCAAGAATACCCATCACTTCGCCAGGGGCTCGTCGGTGCGTGGTGCCCGTCGCTCGGGGCCAGCGGTCTGTCGCTGATCGACCGGAGCGGGCGGGGCAATCACGGCGTTCTCACCAACATGGCTGGCCAGAATAACTGGCAGGCCAGCGGGAGCGGTGTGGCGCTCAACCTTGATGGAGTCAACGACTACGTGACCATTCCGGGGCAACTCACAAACGTCACCGGGAACGGACTTACCATTTCTGCGTGGATAAAATATGCATCCCCAGCAGCGACATATCCTCGCATCATTGAGCGCGCCGCGACGTACCCGAATCTCCAATACTCTCTTGTTGCGGAGAAAAGTACGGGGCTTTTGCTGTTCGATCTGACGATAGGCGGGGCGTTGGTGGCAACAGCAAAATCAACCACGGGTATTACGGTCGGACAATGGCAAAACGTCGTGGCAACCTACGACGGAGCCAATAGGCGGTTCTTTATTGGCGGTTGTCCGGCTGGAACGACTGCGACAACAGGGGCAATTACGTCCGTGGCATCTGCGTCCACTGTTTGCGGCTTGTATCTGGCCGGAAGTTCAGAGGCATTTCTCGGTCAAATTGACGACATCAGGGTTTACGGCAGAGCTTTGTCGCCTGCTGAAGTGTCGGTCCTCGCCAGCCGTCGCGGGATCGGGCTGTCGCCGCTGCCGGATCGGGCGGCAGGGTTGCCGAGGAAGTTGTCGGTGAACGTGGGCGGGACGTGGCGGGCGGCCGACGCGTACGTCAACGTCGGAGGCACGTGGAGGCTCGCACAGGCGAGCGTGAACGTGGGCGGGACTTGGAAGTGACGCACCCCCTCCGCTGACCGGCTCGCCCCCGGCACCATGCGTGCCGAGGAGGACAGCATGAGAGACCATCTTCTGGCGTTGGCCGTGCATTGCCATCCGGCCGGCGAGATCGAGGCCGGCCGCCGGGCGTGCGAGAAGTTGCTGGCCGGCGAGCTGCTACCGCACGAGGACCTGGCCGTCCGCGCGTTGCGGACGAACTACACGACCACGCTGCCGAATCTGGCAACTTCGGCCCGGTTCGTGCCGTTCGACATCGTGCCGGCTCACCACGGGTGGACGACGTTCAATCCCACGCTGCTGTACCGTGAAGACAAATTGTGGGCGATCGTCCGTTCGTCGAACTACCGCATCGTTGATGGCCGGTACGTGACGCCCGAGGAGGACGGCGGGAAGATCCGCACGGAGAACATCCTCTGCCGGCTGACGAACGGCCTGGATGTGGACTGGTATTCGGTGATCGCCGGCCCGGACTATGAGGCCACCGATTACCCCGTTACGGGGCTTGAGGATTGCCGGCTTCGGGAGACGGCCGACGGGGTCGGCGTCTCCGCCACGGTGCGAAACGTCGCGCCGTTTGACGGCCGATGCCGGATCGCCACGGCCGAACTCGATCTCGGAACGCCGCAGTTCCATTCCCTCCACGTGATCGAGTCGGCGGAAGCCCAGACGCACGAAAAGAACTGGATGCCGCTGGTGGGGAAGGCGGCATGGATTCATTCCGCCAACCTCGACGGGTTCACGGTCACGGTCGAAGAGTCGGAAGACATGGCCGGTGAGTACCACCGGCTGCGGCGTGGCCGGGCCCCGCTGGTGTCTCGGGAGTTCCGCGGCGGGTCGCAGGCCGTTCGGTTCCGCGGAGGTTGGCTGGCGTGCGTCCACGAAGTGGCGGTCGGGCCGAGTAACCAGAGGGTCTACGAGCATCGGTTGGTGTGGTGGGACGATTCCCTCCGCATGGCCGGAATCTCATTGCCGTTCGCGTTTCGGGAATCGCAGGCGATCGAGTTTGCCGCCGGCATCGCGGTCATCGGCGATCGAGTCGTGATCTCGTTTGGCGTGCGGGATGAAGAGGCATGGGTGGTCGACATTCAGGAGGGCGAAGCATGGCGGATGCTCACGATGGCTCCGGGGATTCCGGGGAGAACGTCGCTCCGGTGAGCGCGTGCGTGGTCACTGGCTACATCCAGATCGATAGCGAACACCGGGATCACTCGGAGTATGAGCGGCTCGGCTCACGGCTGATCGGAATCGGACTGCCAACGGTGGCGTTCCTGGACGAAGAGTGCAACGTCGCTCCCCCGGCGTCGACGACCGTCGTCCCCGCGTCGGCGGCCGACCTCTGGTATCCGGCCAAGCCCGTGCCGGCGTTCGCCAATCCGCTGAAGGACACGCAGGCGTTTCTCTCGGTGCAGCACCAGAAGACGGCCTGGCTGGCGGAAGCCGCCGGCCACACCGACGCCGATTTCCTGGTGTGGATCGATTTCGGCATTCTTCACGTTCGCGGGGTGACGCCGGAGGCGATCGCCGATTTCTTCGCGCGTGTGCCGCGGGCCCGGCGGGATGTCATCACCACGCCATCGATCTGGGGCCTTCCGTCCCCGGGACAGGTTTCTTTCCAGCACCCGGCGTGGTTTTTCGCCGGCGGAGTGCTGATCGTTCCCCGCCGGCTGGCCGAGCTCTTCGACCAGGCGGTGAGGCACGCGGCGTCGCTTTCCCCGTCCGGCACGTGGGAGGTGAACACGTGGGCAGCGGTCGCCGAAGTCGAGCCGAGCCGGTTCGACTCATACCCAGCCGATCACGACGGCAGCCTGTTCACCGGATTCCTTCCGGAGTGATCCCGTGAGAATTGGAATCTACGCGCTGACCGGCAACGAGGAGCACCACGCAGCGGCTTGGGAAGAGTCGTGCCGCGGGGCTGACGTTCGGGTCGTCACGGACACCGGCGCGACCGACGGCACGTCGTCCATCCTGGAAGCGGCCGGGGTGACTGTCGTTCGCGGCAGCGTGGTGCCGTGGCGGTGGGACGACGCTCACAACCTATCGCTCCATCACTTGCCGAGCGATCTGGACGTTGCCTTCCGGCTCGATATGGACGAACGCCTTCAGCCCGGGTGGCGGGAGGCGATAGAGCGGGCGTGGGGCGAAGACGCCAATTGCCTGCAGTACCGCTACGTGTGGTCGTTCGACGAAGACGGCCGGCCGGGGCTGGTGATGCCGTGCGATCGGGTTCACTCGCGCGCCGGGTTCAGGTGGCAGCAGGCGACCCACGAAGGGCTGGTCTGCTGGACAGGCCCGAAGCGGATGAAGTGGTGCGAGGGTCTGGAGGTGCACCACCTCCGCGACCCAGGCAAGTCCCACCCGACCGATCTGTTCCTCCTCGAGGTGGCGGTGCGGGAGGCCCCGCACGACGCCCGGGCCCGGTTCTATTTGGCTCGGGAAAAGGACTACCAGGGGTGCGAAGACGCGGTAGTCGAGTTCTCCCGCTACCTGTCGATTCGTGGCGGCGATCCCACGGAGCGGTCGTACGCTCGCCGGCGGATCTACGCTCACACCGGCGACGTTCAGCAGCTCGTTGCGGCGACGCGCGAGGCGCCGCACGAACCGGACGCATGGGAGCGGCTGGCGTTGCGCGAGTACCACGCCAAGAACTGGCCGACGTGCTTGGATTTCGCCCGGAAGGCGATCAACGCCGGGGGGCACTCGACGCATTGCACCGACCCGCAGGCCGTCGGCCGGGCCTACGATCTGGCGTCCGTGGCGTCATGGGAGATGGGCGAACAGCCGGACGCCCTGCGGTATGCCAGGGAGGCCGTGCGACGATTGCCGAGAGACGGTCGGATTTCCGGCAACGTCGCGGCGATGGAAGCGGTCCTCGAAGGAAGGGCGGAAGTGGTGTGAGCGCTCACCTCCAGACTCTCGCCGACGCAGTGGCCGCCGCGCTCCAGGCGGAATCGTGGCCGATCTCCGGCACCACGGTCGAACGTCTGAACTGGGTGCAGAAGGATGTCGAGGATCTCGGTTTTCCGGCGATCATCGTCACCCCTGGCGGCCTGACGCCCTCGAGGATTCACCGATCCGGCGGCGTGCGGAAAGACTACACCGCTTACGTTTTCGTGGCCCAGCGGGTCGAAGACGACGCGTCGATTGCCGCGATCTCCGCAATGGCGGAACTGGTGGTCGACAAGCTCTTCGCTCACCAGTGGCATGCCGGCGTGACGTTTCCAAACAACATCGGCTCGCCCCTGACGGTCACGTGTGACGTGAACCCCGACGACGCCCTGAACGATCGCAACGTCTGGCGAGCCGCAATCGTGGCTACGTACCCCTCGTTCCAGACGGGGTGACGCATGGCGTTCAAGGGACAGACCAAGTTCAAATGGGAGAAATCCAACCTCCTCGCGCGGTACGACCAGACGACGCGCGATCTACTGAAGTGGGCCGGCATGGACACCCGGCGGTCGATCCAGCGGACGATGCGGCATCGCAACGTCCCGGCCAAGCCGGCTTTCTGGGTGGTCCGTCCGGCAAAGACGTACACGCTGAAAAAAGACGTGTTCCTCGGTCGTGCGCGCGACGAGAAGCGGAAGACCGGTGCGTTGATCGCCGCCGTCTACCGGGTGCCGACGCCGGACAAGGTGACGACGTGGAAGACGGCGGCGAACCCGAAGGGAGCCCTTGATCGGTCGATTGAGTCCGACTGGGATGGGAGCACGAAGTCCGTTGTGGTTGGGGCTGCTAAGTCGCAATGGCTGGCCGACCTGCACGACCTGGGCGGGTCGCAGACCTATTCCTTCGTCGCGGCCCCGCCGAACCAGCAGACGAAGTTCTGGGCAATGGACAACTTTGGGAAACGGCGTGGCGAAAACGTCACGTACGGCTACATCGTCTGGGGAACGTCCACCAATTCGATGATGACCTTCACCCGCACCCTTCGCCCGAAATCCTTCATGGAAATCGGCTACTTCGCGGTCCAGGGGAAGATCATGCGGAAGTTCAAGGACGCTCTGCACAAAACGGGTTCCTCCCTGTCCGTGCAAAACGTGTAGCCAGACCCCGTACGCCCTGGGCGGGGGCTGGCCTACCGTCAGTGGTAACCCGCTCCCGGAGTACCACGCATGCCCGCAATCGCTCTCGGCAAGGATGTCACGGTCACCGGCATTTCCAACGCCGTCGAACTGAATCACAGCGAGACGGCCGCGACCTACGACACCACGAAGAAGGGCGACTCGTACCACAAGATCGTCAAGGGCTGGATCGAGTCCACGATCTCCGTCAACTGCAATGACGCGCCCGGGTGCGCGAAGGGCGACGCGGTGACGGTGGGGTACACGTGCCCGGCCGGGTTCACGGAGTCCGCGAAGTTCCTCGTGGTGAAGGTCACGAAGAACGAGCCGCTGGACGGCATCATTACCTACGACGTGGAACTGACCCGCGGCGTCCAGTAACCCAGCGAGGAATTCATGGCTGTCTCTCTCGGCTATCAGGCTGGCACGCCCACCGGGTCCGTCGGCGCGTCCGGCATCATCGATGTCACGTGGTCGGAGTCCGTCGACGCCATCGACGTGACCCATCGCGGTCTGGCTGCGGCCACCGGGGCGTCGTACAAGGCGGCCACCGGCGGTCTGGTGACCAACGAGGCCACCATCACCTGCTTCGACGCCACGGCGGTGATCGCCGATCTCCGTTCGGCCGGCTCGAGCTACACGGCTGTCAGTGTCGAGGAAGGCCAGCCGATCGACGGCGCCGTCACCTACACGATTACCGTTCGCCAGAAGTGAGAGGCCCCCGTGGCTATCTCGCTCGGCAAGGACTGTTCGCTCGCGTTTGACGGTTCGGCCGTGCCCGGTGTCCGTGACGTGACGGTGGACACCGCCGGCGAGACGATCGCCGTCAACCCGTTTGCCACCAGGGCGAACGCGTCGTACTCGACGGGGTACATGGTGTCCATCGTGGTCGACACCATCGACGACTCGGCAGCGAGCGCGGCACAGGCCCTCGCCATTTCCGGCGGAACGGTCACAGTCACAGCCACGGGCCTTCCGTCGGGCGTGGTGTGCGTGGTGGCCGATGTGTCGGACGGCCAGCCTTTGGAAGGCGTGCGTGGGTTTTCGATTCGACTCGAGCAATCGATGGGAGGGCTACGGTGAGGAGTTTCCGTGATGCGTTCGGACGGGAATGGAATCTGGCGTTGACAACCACCGCGGTTCTGCGAATCCGCGACGCGGTGACGATCGACGACGACGGCAAGCAGGTGCCGCTGGACCTGGGCGAAGTGTCCACGGCCAACGCAGCTCTGGGGCTGTTCCGGAACAATTACACGAAGCTCGTCGACGTTCTCCGGGTCGTGCTCGCCGGTCAGATCGAGGCGAAGAAGCTGACCGCGGAGGAGTTCCAGGACGCGATTTCCGGCGACGTGTTCGAGGAAGCCAGGGCCGCCCTCGAAGAGGAGCTGATCGCTTTTTTCCCGAAGAGTCGCCGCGAGTTTCTGGCGGTCGTGGCGGCGGAGATGCAACGCGCCGAAAGCGAGCTGGTGGAGAAGGCGATTGCCGATCTTTCTGGCCGGCCGTCTGGGAAGCCGCCGGAATCGTCGGAGTCCATCCCGGGGAGTGGACCTTCCGACAACTGTTCCTTGCCCGAGACGGACGGGTCGATTCCGACTGGTGGCACACCGCTTACCTCCTCGCCCGAATCGACAACGCCCTGACGAAGAAGGGCGGCCGGCCGGTCAAGCCGATCGACCGCCATCCGTACGGAGCCCGCAACAAGCCGAAGCCGCGTCCCGCGACTCCTGAAGACATGGAACGCCTGTTCGGGCGGAAACTCACATGAGCAACGCAGGCGCCATCCGGCTCGGCCGGTCGTTCATCGAGATCGGGGCCGACCCGAAGAACCTCTACCGCGCTCTCAAGCAGGTCGAGGAGCGGATGAAGACGGTCGGCAAGAATCTCTCGATCGCCGGGGCGAAGATCGGCGCCGTCGGCGCGGCTGCCACCGTGCCATTCGCGGCCGCGGTCCGCAGCGGCGCGAAGTTCCAGGATGTCCTGCTTGAGATCCAGGCGAGCACCGGCGCGACGGCAAAGGAAATGGGCGACGTAACCCGGGCGTCCATGGAAATGTCGAAGGCGATGGGCGTCGGCCCGGCCGCGGTGTCGGAGTCGTTTCTCGAGCTGCTGAAGGCAGGCATGCCGTTGCAGAAGGTCTTGGACGGGGCCGGTCAATCGGCGATCGAGTTTGCCAAGGTCGGGAAGATGCAGGTGGCGGAAGCGGCGGTCGTGATGGCCGATGCCATGAAGGTGTTCGGCGTCGACTCGCAAGTTGCCGCCAACGCCATCTCGTCGGCGGCCGATGCGTCGTCGACCTCGATCGAGGGCATCGCACAGGCGTTCTCGATGACTTCCGCGGTGGCGGGTCTGGCCAACCAGAAGATCGAGGACGTATCGGCGGCTCTCGGGATTCTGGCAAACAGCGGCGTGAAGGGCAGCGACGCCGGTACGTCCCTGAAGACGATGCTGATGCGGCTGATGGCACCGGCCGACGACGCGGTGAAGGCGTTGACCGACATCGGCCTCTCGGTCGAGTCGTTCCGTGGCGCCGACCAGAAAATGCTGCCGCTGGTTCAGATCATCGACACGTTGAACCGGTCGATGGCGTCGATGGACCAGACGGCGAAGGACGACGTGCTTCGCCGGATCTTTGGTGCTGACGCGATCCGTGCCGCCGCGATCCTGCAGAAGGAAGGAGTCTTGGGGATCAACGGCATGCGGAAGGCCATGGATGAGGCCATGCCGATCGGCGAGAAGTTCCAAGTCCTGATGTCGGGCCTGTCCGGCTCCGGTTCGAAGATGACCGCGGCCTTGGAGCGGCTGGCGGTTCAGGTGACCGAGGCGCTTGCCCCGGCGCTGGAACGGGCCATGCCGTCGATCGTGTCGGCAATCGACAACATCACGCAATGGGCCAAGGCCAACGGAGAGTCGGTGGCGTGGATGGCGGCCGCCGCCGTTGGTGCGGTGGCGCTCGGCGGGACGCTGGCGGCGCTCGGGGCGACGATCTCGCTTGTGGCAACCGGGATCGGTGCCATTGCGACGATCGGTGCGGCGTTGGCGACGCCGATCGTGGCGGCGGTGGCGCTGGTCGGGGCGGCGTTCGTGGCGTTGAACACGGACATCGGGAAGACTGCCGCTAAGTGGATTTCCGAGCAGGAAATCATCAAGTCATCGATCGGCCCGTGGGTGGTTTTCATCCAGAACGCGTTCACGGCAATGGGCGTCAACCTGGCGGTCGCGTGGGAGCAGACGTGGAACGGCTTGGCAGACGTGTTCCGTGGGTTCATGAACGTGATGGATGAGCAGATCGCCAGCGTGCAAATCCAGTTCGAGCGAATGACATCGTTGAGCCGGCACGGTCTCGAAAATCGGGTGACGGGAATAAAGGAGCAGACCGCATCGAACCGGGCGGAGCGGTCCGAAGCCAGCCAGGCCAGTGCCGACCGAGTGGCGGAGCTGATCGCCAATGGCGACAAGCTGATGGCGTCGCGGCTGGCGGCGCTCCCGGCCGCGGTCCCGTCCTCGAGGCCGGGCGCGCCGATCGGCGAGATGGGGCCGGCGCTCCCGCCGGGGATCGGCACCAACGCCGACATGCGGAACCAGGCGGAAATGCTGGTCGACGCCTTGAAGCAGGAAGCCCCGGGACGGATCGCCGAACCGCAGGCCGCCCGCCGGCAGTTCGAAGTCATGGGCTCGTTCTCCGCGTTCGCGGCCGGCGGGATGGGCGTTGGTGGCACGCTCGCGCAGGAAACCCTTGATGTCCAGAAAGACATCCTCGGGGCGATCCGCGACGGAAACAAGGTGCAGGAGTAACCGATGGCACTCGTCTGGCAGGAAGACAGTGGGACGCGGTCCTCCACGATCGTTCGGCTCGGTCGCCGGGGCAGCTCCACCTACGGCAAGTCGTACAAGGTGTTTGGCACGAACGACGATTCGACGGTGCACTCCGAAGCCAACACGAAGATCACCGGCTCGCTCCTCTACTGGACGTACCCCGGCACAACCATCAAGCTGCGGGCCGAGTCCTATTCGGTGTCGTACCTTGGCGACAAGGCGTGGCAGGTCACGATTGCCTACGAGCGATCGGGCATCGACTCCGCCGACACCACCCCGATTCGCCGGGCACGGTCGTTTGACACGTCCGGCGGCACCACGCACATCACCACCTCGCCGGTGATCGGCACCGTGACGAAACCGCTGGTGAACCAAGGCGAACGCCGGTGGGGCCCGTCGGGCGAAAACACGAACGTCCCCCGGCAGTACGGCGTGATCGGCGCCGACGGCGACCGCGTCAACGGCGTGGAGATCGAAACCCGCGGCCTGACGTGGGAAGAGGTTTACGACGTGCCGTCGTCCTACGTGACGAACACGTACATCCGATCGGTGGCCGCCGTCACCAAGACGGTGAACGACGCGACTTTCCGCGGGTTCCAGGCCGGGGAAGTCTTCTTCCACGGGTGCTCGGGATCGGGGCAGTGGGACAACGACATCGGAGACAGCCCGTGGAATCTTCGTTTCCGGTTCACGGCGTCGCCGAATGCCAAAGTGAGCGGCGGGACGATCGGGGCGTTGACCGTCGGAGCGATCACCAACGTCGAGAAGAACGGCCACGATTACCTGTGGACCGTCTACGAGAAGGTGGAAGATTCCGCCACGTCGTCCCTTCTCCAGAAGCCGCGGTACGTCTACGTCACCCAGGTCTACGACTGGGGCGATTTCTCTGCTCTCGGCATCGGAGTCTCGTGATGACCCGGAACGGCCGCATTGAAAAGGGGCAGGGGCTTGGCGGTGCGATCTCCGCCCGCGCGTGGAACCGTGCCCAGGATGCCGCCGATCGGGTGCTCGGGTCGCAAGGCGGCGTGAACGGCCAGGGCGTGATCGGGCCACCGCTGATGTCGCTCGAGGTGTTCGTCCGGAACGACACCACCGGCGGCGTGGCGGCGTGGTCGGTCCTGGCGATCACGGGCGTTGTGTCGTCGCCGACCGGCACGACCGGACCGTCCGTGGCGACGTTCACGGGCAAGCCTTCGGTGATCGGCGTAGTGCCGGCAACGGGATCGTCGGTGGGCTACGTCGTCACGACCGAACCGATCCCGCAGGGGAAGCTGGGCCGGGCCGCGATCGCCGGCGTCGTCCAGGCGAAGCTCGACGTGTCCGACGCCTCGCATACGTGGTGCACGCCGAAGGGCGGGAGCGTGTCGGCATTTGTCAGCGGCGTCACCGGCGACGCCCAAGTCCTGTGGAAAGAGCCGGGCACGGGCTCGGGGAAGTGGGCGCTGATTCGGATTGGCGGCGGTTCGCAGCCGATGGCTCGGCTGGGGAAGGTGACGGGGACGTGGACAAAGGGAGCAACCGCGTCGGTGACGCAGTGGCTCGGGGACGGCACGGCGGCGGTGACCGGACCGAGCGGCCCGCTGACGTTCACGGCGATCAACCGGGCCCAGACGGTGACGGGGCCGACGGGCGGTTACTGGGTCGGGTGCGTCAACATCGACGGCACGTGGCACGTTGACTGGACGGAGTGTGTCTGATGCTGTTTGGAGCGAAAGGCGGCTGCCAGCAATGCACGTGCGTGCCGTGCGACGCGTGTTCTCGGACATGCACGAACCCACACACCGGTTCCGCGTTTGCCACGGTCTACACCAGGTACTTCGAGGGTGCGGAGGCCGGGCATCCGACCGACGGTTATTTGACCGCCACGGGAGACTCTGACACCAGCGACCCAGCCGACGGAATGGACGGCTCGGGCCCGTGGTATCAGCGAGTCAGCGGCGGATTGTCGTTCACGCCCACCGGGACGCGATTCCCCTGCACCATCCGAGTCTCGTTCTGGCGGAACAGCTACACGCTCGGGCCGACGGTGTTCCCGCCGCCGGCGTCGACCCTCACAGAGAACACGATCGAGGTGATCGTTACGCAGGGGGCGCTCGTGACTCCGGACGGGCGAGTCATTACTCCGGCTGACGGTGCTGTTGCCGTGTCGTCGGTTCCACTGGTTTCCGTCAGCGGAGACGCCTTGTCATCTGACCCGCGGACCGGAAGCGGAACGGTATCGTTTTCTCCGCAGTGCAACAACGTCGAGACGATCTTCACTATCCGCGCCACGATCCGATGGAACACGAAGCAACGGCAGCACATTCTGTACGGGATCGTGCGGGAATGCTACGAGGAATCGTCTCCGTGCTCGACAACGTGCGGCGGCAGCCCGCCTCCGTCTGTTCTCTATCTCACGATCAGTAGCGCGGCCACTACATCCGGGACGTTCGGCGGGACTCTTCCGAACGGGACCTATGCGATGGACCGGATTCCTGGATTCTGCTCGAGCTACCTCACGTGGCTGACGGGTTGCCCTGAAGCGTCCGCGTTCACGAGCTACGCCACGGTCAATTCCACCACCGGAATCACCGGAGGAGGTGATGTCGGGATCAACTACATGGTCAGAGGTGTATCGGAGTGCGGAGCGTTTTCGTTTCGGGCCAACAACAGCGCGTTGGTGACTCCGTGCGGTACAGGAACACTTGCGTCGGGGGCTGGGACGTGGACATGGACGCCGATGTCTGCCGGTAGCACACCGGCCGCATCAGGGACTCTCAATTGGTCGGTGACCGCATGAGTTATTGCGACCTCTCCGCCCCCGACGCCACATGCCCGCGCTGCGGATTCGTCTCGAAGGTCCGCGGCGCGATCCGGCAATGCCACGCCCCGGTGCCGACGATCTGCGGGCCCGGCTGCCAGCTGCGCCGAACGCTCTCCTGGTGGCGAATCCGTGACGACGGCACATGCGGCTGCACCGAATACGCCGCCCAGATGGACTCCTGGGGCCCGGACGGCTGCGAAGCCAGGATCGATGAGATCGTGGCCCACCTCGTCGAGGAGGCGGGGAAACGGAGCGTGTTCCTGGGTGCCGTGCCATCGGCCGCCGTGGTGATCCTCGTGCGGCGTGCGATCGATGCCGCCCGTGCGGAAACCACACCCCC